CTTGTGAGAATTGTTGCCCTAAATCCGACCAGGTGGCCCCGGAATCTGTTGATCGCAAAATCTTGCCATCCGGATATGTGCCGGCAAGAGCAATGCCCCCGCCCAATGAGGCTAATGAAACAATCTGGTCTTGTGAGAATTGCTGCCCTAAATCCGACCAGGTGGTGCTAAAAGCGAATACTTCCGGATAATGACTAAACCCCATAGCGCAGGCAATTAATTGCTCTAACCCGCGATAAACCGCTTGAAAATGGCATTGTCCTGCTGTTGATTTGAGTAATACAGAGCTTGCGCCATGCCCGGCTTTATATTGGGCCTGGTTGTCGAGTTGCTTTTGAATATCTTTCGTTAAATTTATAGGTGGGATAATTGGCATTTGATGACCGGCACCACAAGCAATAGGTGTGCCATAGGATCCCTGATTGCTTTCTTTCCTAAATGCGGCTATCGCATCAAAGCCGGTTCCTAAGCTCATATTTTCACCCTTTAGCCCTTTCTTGGCTTAGGTTAGTGGTGTGGCTGTTCGTTTATTTATTAAACTGATTTCAAATTCGTTATCTACTGTCCCGTCCTCGGTCCAGGTCATTTCAGTTACGCCCGAGCCGTCTGTAATTTCAGAGTTTGCCGTGGTGGTCCAAGTAGGTTCATTCCCTGCCGTTGCTGTAGTTCCTGAATCACTAACACATTTATATCTATGGCCGTTTTCCGTTGTAGGAACTATTACGGCACCCACCGCTTTTACCGCCTCTGCGCTCCATGGCGTATAAGTGAATGATCCCGTTGCCCTGCTCCCTAGTGGGATATCCCGATTGCAAACAGCCTCTATTTTTTGGCCCATTAAGCCAGGCCCCTCGACAGGGATTTGAACAGGTAATATTCTTAGATTTGGTATATTGATAATGAATCGATATGAGCCAGACGCAAAGGATAATTGAGCGTTAAGCCTTGCACCAGATATACCCCAATCTGCATAAAGATCGGCCTCATATCTGGGCACGGTAAAATTAAATAACACTTCCCTATTACCTGTCCGTCTGGGTTGTATAATAGTTTTTTCTTTATTATCAAATTGGTCAACAGCTAAATTATTATTGAGAATGAATTCAAAAGAATCTATTCCATAATCTTCGGCAGCTAAAGTTGTGGCCTGAGCAGCGATTTTAAAAGTAAGATCACTCATCATAACCTTACCGGCTAAATCCACTGTTGACAAGGCAGCCAAGATAGCTAAGGTATTCGTAGCAGAGTCAAGCGATAATGACGATGCAATTAATTCAGTTTCAAGCTCTAGGGGGTTATTTGCCGAACCTGATATTTTAATTGTATTCGGTATACATCCCAGATATTCCCAGACAGAGACATTTTTATGAATCGCTAAAGTGCAGGAATTGGTAATGGGTAAATTATCAAGAAGGGTTAAATTATTAATAAAATACGCACCGGAGCTTACACTCGGCACACCGGATGCACCCATCCCGAGAGCCAATAATATATCAAGATCCTCGTACGTAAGATTAAATGTAGGGGTGATAACAGCTTTTTGATTTCCTATGGCGGCATCACTTACACCCGCATGACCACGGCATACCTCATCTTTAATTTGCTCATATTCATGGGTATAACTTTCTTTTAAAAACGGTAATGCTACGGTGACAGCCTGTACACCAGCCCAGGCAGCCTCTTTTTTCATCCCGCATATTGCTTCAAATCCCGATCCTATCTCATTGGCCATCTTTTTTATCTCCTTATATTATTTATTTTTATGCTATCCTGGACCTGTCTACCCTCTCTTGGGTGTATAAACTCAAATCGCAATGATGACAAAGGATTTTCCGGCAAAACATTCTTTCATCGACTAAATCAACCTGAATGCCGCCTCTGCCTGAACCCGGCCCCCAATTAGGATTAATATTTTCGCAAGTGCTGTTCAAGTGCCAATCACCCCGAAAAGTAGTGCATATTGTTTCAATAAGGTCTTGAAATGTGGTTTCCGAATCAGCATCGTCATCTATGCCATAGATCCCTTGAATATGCCATGTATGCACAAATAAATTTTCACGATTGGTTAAAAATTGCTCTTGTGTATTCACCCTCTGAATAAACCAGCCTTCAATATGAGTTACACCATTGACGGTTTTTTTAAAAATTGATCTGAATTTATCTTCATTATTCGTCCAGCGTTTACGCTCATAAATATTACTGCACCCGGCAGTCCCTAAATTTACTTTTATTCTCGCGCTTATAGTTGCTCTTGACATTTTTTAATTTGATAATTTCCTTAAAATTTCATCCGGAATATGCTCAAGCATTTGATAAATTTTATATTCGTTATCTTCAAAGGCTTCCTGCGCCATATGAGCGCCTTCTGTGCCAACATCTGATATTTTCAGGGCTATGGCATAGGCGACTGATCGGGCTTCTTTTTCTCCCGATACTTTTAGAATCCTTTCCACCCAGGGAATAAGTGCCTCAATGGGCGGAAAATGTGGAATTGTGCCGAATTCAACAGATTCAAAATGTGGAGCCGGATTACTTAACGTCCCGGTAACTTTCTGACCAAAACTAACCGTTTTACCAAAATATGATTCTTTTAAATGGTAAGGTCCGGCACCTTCAGGCGTTCGCTCTATAACTTCCCTCTCCATATAGCTAATCGCTTCGGTAACAATACTCTCTATTACCTGCCGGGATCTGACAGGATAATCTTTCCGTAATTTTTTAACCGCATCTAAATTCGCTGTGAATTTTATATTCATTTATCTGTTTTTACTCCGCCAAGGGTGTGACAATCTATCGCTTCCCCATGATCCTTCCAAATCCTGATCGTCAATAGCACAGGCAGCAGCAACTTTGCCGGGTTCCACCCCAATATGATCATAATATAATTTAAAATATTCCTTTGCTTGCTTCCTGTATTCAGACGCTTGATTGGTGTGATTCACCGAATCGGCACTTATCATGCTGTTATTATTCTGGATATAAGCAGCCGCCAACATATTGCAAAAATAAGCCGCCGTTAAAAATTCAAAGGCGTTTTCATCGTTATAATCGATTGTGGACCCTGAATCATCAACTACATGAGGAGCGGTATACTTGAGCCGAAATTCTTCATCTGTGCCCGGCGTATCCTCTAAGAATCTGAAATATTCACCATCATCTTTCTGGTATGACTTGATTAATGAGTCATCTTCAAGCATATCAGGGGTTTCGTCGTCGTCATCAATAGGATATTCGACACTTAATATAGAGGAAAATCCTTCTTTCCAGTAGGTCATGGCCGTAACACATTTGATTTCAAACGCATCGGTGCCAGTTTCATCTACAACCCGGATTTTAGGTTTATGCCGGGAGTGCTCTTTGGTCGCCATATCAACGGCTTTGCCTTGATCAATTGCATCAAGCAAAAGGTTTTCACCGTGTACTAAACTTTCCATCGATGAAATGAATGTTTGTTTTGTGGTTGCCATTTTTAACCCTTATTTATATTTTTTCCTCTACTCTAATTTTTTGGTTGTAAATTCAAAAGCTCGGGCCCCCGATCTAGTATTCCATGTAACCCCGTCCGCCGATCTCGTTGTTTCTTCTCCATCACCAGAACAATCATCATCTTCATATGCCCATTGAACATAATTTTCTGCATGTACTGTAGACGACCAAGCCACAACATGATAAGTTGTACCAAGCGTGACCAAAACATCTAAGCCAGTAAATTCAACCGATCCCGTTGATGAAGGGATATCATCACCGTCTTTTGTAACACTAGCGCACCCAAGGGAAGCACTTGGTTTGGCTGATTCATCATCGGAAAAAATACAAACGGTGATATCTCCTGTATAAATACCAATTTCTTTTAATTCAAGTGTTACAGAACACAAAGTCGCCGTTGCATCTGCAACAAATTGACCGCCAGTCCATTTTGTATCGGCTGAGGCCCCAATATCATAAAGACCGTCATCTTGACCAGCACAAGCATCACCCGTTCCAGAACAAGCATACCCAGCATAAGAAGTTGCATCAGTAATATCCGCGCTATTTTCATAAAAAAGATCAATACGCATAACCTCATTATCATGTGTATTCTGAAATAAGATTTTATTTACTTGCGCTGTGGAAGTCCCATCTGTACTTGTTAAATTTTGTGCCCAAGTAGTTCCATCACTACAAGTCCAAAACTCAAGTTCTGCATTTGCACCTGTTCCTTGTTTAAAACGAAGCTTAATATACTCAGTGCCAGAACTAACACCAACTGTTTCCCCACTCGAAAGAGTACCCCCCTCAGCCTGTATTTTCATGTTATTGTCATGTTCATATAACAATGTACCTAATAAAGTAGAGTCGTTATACAACATTACAAGAC